CCGATAGCGAGAACCAACTGGTCCGCCGCTATCCCTGTAAGGCGGTACGTCAGAGAATCCGATAACCGGGTTCCCCTTCATACCCGAGCGATGGGGTCTCCCCTTTCGCCCTATGAGAGCAATCTCTCACGGTTGCGGCGGCCGGACCCACCTCTTAGGAGGGTGCTGCCCGACTCTGGAGTCGTCTCCGACTCCGGATGCCCGACAGGGTAACGGCAAGACCAGGCGGTATCCGTTCACTTGGAACCGCAAGGATCCTGCCTTCGGCAATGGCAAGGAGCTCTTCAATAACAGAGAGCTCCGTTCTTGTGGACAGTGGCTGACCTCGGCCCGTAACACGAGCGGCCATGCGCACCAGGAGATCACGGTGAGCCTTCAGGAACTTTCCAAAGGGCTGGCAGTACGCCCGCCCAACTTGGAAACCTGCAATTCCCAATGCAGGCGCCCAAACAGCAGCGAGGCGAAGCAAAGCATCATCCTCAGTCATTACTTCCAAGCCATGGAATACCACCGACTTATAATTAAGCCGGTTAACTCCAGGAGGAAGCTCATGAAGAGGTACTGCTCTCACTTCGTCTCTGGCCTGCTCCAGGGCGAGTTCCAGGACATCACCGGCGATTCCCGAACACCTCCAAAGGTTAATCGCCTTTTGCATCGACTCAAAATCTTTATGGATCAGAGCCGAGAAAAGAGCGGTCCGATGGAGGCGGGGCGCATCGCGCATCACGCGGTCAGGTCGGATAGGAGGAAAACCTCCCCCGCCAAGCTCCCTAGGAAGTTCAGTGGCTATACCAGAGGCACGAAGCATCCGGTGTTCAGGCCGCAAGATCCTAGCAAGATGCCCGACTTCTCGTCGAACATCTTCGCTAGCCCACGGTGGTATGGACGAGGAGATCGCAGGACCGCTGGTAACCCAAGACGGAAGTTCAAACGTCAAGGGACCAGAAACCTTCTTAATCGCGAAATGACCTGGATGGACTATTGCCCGAACCGGCATATAGTCGATCATATGGTCGGCGACCAGATGGTTCGCCCAACCGAAAGCTTCATTAACAAGCTCCGGTGGGCCGGTCACGCGAGCTCCTCCCAACAACGACACCGGGGCGGAAACTCGTTCGGAACGGAACCAAGCCATCTGCTCAGTAAACAAGAGCAAATGGCTGGAAAACAGGTTCTTTCCTTCCGAGATTCCGGATCCGACGGCCGTAATCCGGAGTTCGTAACCGGCGAAAGCACGAGCAGGCATGATACAGGCAAGATCATCACCGCAGACGGCAAACTTGCACAGGGTCGAAATTACGTCCGACCTTATGCGAAGTGCACGACCTGCAGCTACGATTGCCTCTTCAGCCGCCCAAAGATTCACCAACGACAGAATAAACCAGGAAAGAGGAAGCCCCATAAGGCAACCTCGTCCGGAATGTTCTACCGTTCGGTTCAAATTTGGGTACTCGAGTTTCATCGGTCCGAGAACTCGGCCTCCGAGCCACCGAATATCACCAGGGAGTTCGGCGCCATCGCATACCCCATTCCACACTGCTTCAATGGCATCGCGGGACAGGCCATCTGTCGCTTTGGTCAAGTCTGCCGAGCAGAGGACCAGATCTCCCAACTCGATAGGGGAGTCTACAGGGGACTCATCGAACTCTGCAAACAGAGATTCAAGTCGTCCACCCTCCAGACTCATCGCCACACGAGGATCTGCCTCCAGCATCGGCCACACGACCGAGCGAACCAGATGGCCAGCCTCTACAACACAGGCGGGGCTCTTGGTTACAGTTCGGGCTTTATAGCCACGTTCTTTCACCGAAAGCACTTCGCAAGGGAGAGGCCCCTCAATGTCAAGAATCTGACGAAGCGACACGTCTCGTATAATGCGCGCAATCCGTGCTCTTTCCAAATCAGGATCGTCGAACAAGTTAACAACGTATTCGACAGACCCCCGGGTCGAAGATCCGTGGGAACGGTTCTCCTCACCGGTACTCGTAAACCGAGTCTGATCACGGAAAGTTGGAAACGAAAGATACAAGTCGTCCCCTTCTCGACCGGCGGGCTCTTCGAACCACGCATCGACCATATCGCGGAGCGCGATCCTAAGACCGCCCTCCTGCCGAGTATAGTCAAGCGCGGCACTCGAAGAAGCCTGCATCGCTGCCTGAGAAGGTACCCGATGCTTGTACTTTCGGGCCCACACGGTTGCCCATGCGCGCAATCGTCGACGTTCAGCTTCACCAAGATCGAAGCTGGTGGAGTAGTTTTCATAGTGCTTCTCTTCAGCCGCTTTACATTCAACCTCACTACAAGGAGGAAGGGCCCGCGCTATCGCAGAGAACTGGCAAAGTTCCCTAGCAACCGACGACAGGCGTCCTCCCCGAGTCTGGATGAGGCAGTTAAAGATGCACTTCAAACTACCGGGTGTCGATGGATGGAACGAGGGGAGGGATCCTCCTGCCAGAGCGACGACAGATGGACTTGCGTCAAGCATCGCTGCAGTAAACCTGGCTCGCTGGCAAGCCGCCTTCAAAACGGCTACAACCATCGAAGGACCAAGTCCTACAGTGGCGACGGTAATCCATCGTCGAAGCGCCTCGATCGACCCACTGTCCAAACGAGAACGACACAACCTGAGCGCGGAGTACGTCGCCTCCCAAGTGGGCTGAATAAACCTAGCCCACTGGCGGCGACGCTTCTTCCCAGACGCCCCGATGTGTCTAACCAATTGCCGATAGCGAGAACCAACTGGTCCGCCGCTATCCCTGTAAGGCGGTACGTCAGAGAATCCGATAACCGGGTTCCCCTTCATACCCGAGCGATGGGGTCTCCCCTTTCGCCCGCGGGTGTGTGGTCTAGAACGTACCAGAAGGAAACCTAATGACGTTAGGTTCCTTGCTTTGGCTCCAGCCA